AACACTACAATAGGCGGAACGCTAGGGGTTACTGGAGCGTCTACACTAAACAGTCTATCGGTTACAAACAACACTACAATAGGCGGAACGCTAGGGGTTACTGGAGGAGCAACATTCTCTCTTGGAGCCACTATAAATGGAGCTGGACTTGCTGTAAATGGATCTGGAGGAATAGTCGTGACCGATGCAGCAGGTATAACGTCTTCAGGAGGCCCTGTATCAGGAACAGCTCTTAGCACATCTGGAGGTCTTCTTGTATCAGGGACATCTATACTTGGAGACATTGACGCAGCTGGAGTTGCAGACATCGCAGACACACTTACGTTGAGCAAGGCGGCAGGAACAGGTCTTAGCGTTGTCGCTGACGCTTCAGTAGGTGGAACGCTAGGGGTAACTGGAAACACAACAATAGGCGGAACGTTAACATTAGGCAGCACGTCAATTGGAGCAACTGGAATTACCACGGGGACAATCCTAGCAACAGGAACAATAGCCGCAGCGTTCTTAGCTACAGACCCATCAGGAGCACCTGCAAGCGCGGCTGCAGCGGGAGTAACTGGCAGTATTGTAGCTGATGCTGACTATATTTACGTATGCACAGCAACAGATACTTGGAAGCGTGTAGCAATCGCAACTTGGTAATATGGATATCCGTAAGATTTCAGTAGGCGTTAATTACAAGGACGCCATGCACTACATCATCGGTCAGTCGGTGATAGGAGGTGAGTATGAGATACACCTTATCAAGTTCCATGACGAGATAGACTCTTTTAGGATATGGATATCAAACGGAGAGGAGATAATGCTGTGGAAGGAATTTAAAGACATGCCAATTTCAATCGAGTACAACATAAACTTCTAAAATGAAATCCCCATACATGTTCATCGTTCGCCCAAAAGACGGCAAGCGATACGCGAACATCAACGATGACCTTATAGTAAGTACATCACAGGAAGACCATAGGTTCTCTCAGAGGATAGCAGAGGTGGTCGAGCTTCCGATAAAGTATGACGGGCCGATAAAGGTAGGAGACCTCCTGCTTGTTCACCACAACGTATTCAAGTTCTACTACGACATGAAGGGTAGACAGAAGAGCGGAAGGAGCTTCTTTAAGGACGACCTATTCTTCGTAGATCACATGCAGTTCTTTATGTATCACAATGGAGAGAGGTGGAATGCTCACGACAAATACTGCTTCATCAAGCCAGTTGAGAAGAAAGACTCTATCATCTTCAAGAATGTATCTGAGGAGCCTTTGGTAGGCACGATCAGATACATCAACGAGCAGCTTGAGGCATTCGGACTCAAAGAGGGCGATGAGATATCATTCAAGCCAGACAGTGACTATGAGTTCACGGTTGATGGCGAGAAGCTGTATCGAATGTTTACGGACAACATAACGCTGTCTCTATGATATATTTCGCTGACGACTTCCTTAGTTCGGAGTGGTATGATAGCACAAAAGAACAACTTACCTCAAACGAGTTTGAGGAGGTTATAGCTGGCGATAAACCTTTTTATGTGCAGACTCCTTCTGCGGCATTCAACGAGATTGTTGAGTCTAAAATATCAAGACTTGAAGGTCGTCCTGTGAGAAACATACTTAGTTTCTTTAGGGTTGCTACAGATGTTTTGGACACAGATTGGAGGATACACTCTGATCAAAAAATAAATGGAGAGCAACCAGATAGAGCTATTGTGCTTTTCATGTCTCCATCTAATTCTGACAGTCAATTGAACGGCACTGCTTTTTGGAAACATCAAGAATATGGATACATGTTACCAAAATCAACAGACAAAGAGTTTGACAGGATGCTTTCAGAAGAATCAAATGATTTAAGCAGGTGGGAGCTGAATACGGTAATAGGACACAGGGAGAATAGGCTTGTATCATATCCTTCATCCTACTTCCATAGCAAATACCCAAACAAGGGATGGGAAGAGGGTAGGATTGTTTTTGTAATGTTTTATAGCCATGGGTAAGAGTAGAAGATATTCAGGAGACAAGTCATCTCCAAAAATGAAATACAACAAGAATGGATTCAAGAACTATAAAGGAGGAGATTATCAAAGCTGGGAGGATAGCAGTGAACCAGCTAATCAAGGTCGCAAAGGAAGAGATAATAAAGCCCGACCCAGAGGATGAGCTTGCGGCTGACAGACTAAAGAACGCTGCCGCCACAAAGAAGCTTGCCATATTTGATGCGTTTGAGATAATGAAGCGTATCGAGGAGGAAGAGGAAAAGCTCAACGCTCCTGAAGAGAAAGAAGAAAAGAAGTCAAGTGGAGGATTCGCAGAGAGAAGGTCGAGAAAGTAGGATATACGAGGTAATTGAAAACCACGTACCTAAAACCGTTCTATCAAAAAAGAACAAGGCTAAATCATGGACGTATGGGTATGACGACAAGTATGACATGGTCGTTATATCAAGGGATGGCACTGTAGGAGATGTCTACCTGATAGAGGGGCTTCGTGTTGCGCTACCATTAGTTCCTGAGAAAGTATTCTCAAGAAGTAAGAAACAATCAGAACAGTATTGGGAGGCTGAAGAGTACCCAAAAGAACTCAAGAGGATACAGAGCATATTCCAGTGGAATGAGATGCCATCATCCTTCAAGGACAAGTGGGTTGATTACATAGAAGAAGAGTTCGATAGAAGAGAGTTTGGACACTGGTTCAAAAACAACGGAACCCCAACGTACATAACAGGCTCTCACTACATGTACCTGCAGTGGACAAAGATTGACGTTGGGCTTCCAGACTTCAGGGAGGCCAATAGAATATTCCACATTTTCTGGGAAGCTTGTAAGGCTGACAAGAGGTGCTTTGGAATGTCCTACCTTAAAATCAGACGTTCAGGATTCTCGTTCATGGGGTCTTCAGAGGGCGTGAATACAGCAACGCTTGCAAAAGATGCAAGGGTTGGGATATTGTCAAAGACGGGTGCTGATGCAAAGAAGATGTTTACCGACAAGGTTGTTCCTATAAACAGCAACTACCCATTCTTCTTCAAGCCTATCATGGATGGTATGGACAGACCCAAGACCGAGCTTTCTTACAGGGTTCCTGCTTCCAAAATCACAAAGAACAATATGCACAACGTAGAGGACGATGTGCTTGAGGGTCTTGACACAACGATTGACTGGAAGAACACAGCAGACAACAGCTACGATGGTGAGAAACTCCTGCTGTTGATACACGATGAGAGCGGTAAGTGGGAGAAGCCTGAGAACATACTCAATAACTGGAGGGTGACAAAGACATGTCTCCGTCTTGGTAGTAAGATTATTGGCAAGTGTATGATGGGTTCAACCTGTAATGCACTAAACAAGGGGGGTAACAACTTCAAGAAGCTGTACAACGATTCAGACACCTCCACAAGAAACTCAAACGGTCAGACAAAGAGCGGTATGTATAAGCTCTTCATTCCTATGGAGTGGAACATGGAGGGGTTCATAGATAGGTACGGAATGCCTGTGCTTAGGACACCAAGTAAGCCTGTGTTGGGTGTTGATGGAGAGATGGTCGGCATGGGGGCTATTGACTACTGGGAGAACGAGGTGCAGTCATTGAAGGGTGACGCTGATGCCTTGAACGAATACTACAGACAGTTTCCAAGAACAGAGTCACATGCCTTCAGAGATGAGAGCAAGCAGTCGTTATTCAACCTTACCAAGATATATCAGCAGATTGACTACAACGACAATATGATAACCTCGCATCACCTAACGAGAGGACGTTTCCATTGGGAGAACGGAATCAAGGATACAAAGGTGATATGGACGCCAGATAAAAACGGAAGGTTCTTAGTGTCATGGATACCACCTGCAGCTATGCAGAACAGGTACGAGATGCGTAATGGGAGGAAGTTCCCTGCAAACGAGCATATAGGATCTTTCGGTTGTGACTCATACGACATATCAGGAACAGTAGGGGGCGGAGGCTCTAACGGTGCGCTTCACGGACTTACCAAGTTCAACATGGACGATGCACCAAGTAACGAGTTCTTTCTTGAGTACGTTGCAAGACCCCAGACAGCTGAGATATTCTTTGAGGAGGTGCTTATGGCGATAGTATTCTACGGGATGCCGATACTATGTGAGAATAACAAGCCAAGACTGCTGTACCATCTCAAGAATAGAGGGTATAGAGGCTACTCAATGAACAGACCTGACAAACCAGCTATGAAGTTGTCCAAGACAGAGAAAGAGCTGGGTGGAATACCTAACACGAGTGAGGATGTGAAACAGTCACACGCAGCGGCTATTGAGTCTCACATTGAGAAGTACATAGGCATGGACTTGGAGGGTACATTCAGAGACCCTGACGAGATGGGTTCAATGCCCTTCAACAGAACACTTGAGGACTGGGCGAGGTTTGATATAAACGCAAGGACAAAGTTCGATGCCTCAATCAGTTCTGGGCTTGCTATTATGGCTAATCAGAAGAACCTGTACACCCCACAAAGGACACAGTCGAAAATAAGCATTAACTTTGCAAGATACGATAACTCTGGCAAATCCAGCCGATTAAACAGATAGATGGAGGAAGTAACAGTAAATGTTTCCGCTGCAGGGTTCCCTGACCAGTTTGTAACAGACAAAGAAAAGGCGACCTCAAGCTATGGACTTATGGTGGGTCAAGCCATACAGTATGAGTGGTTTAAGAAGGATGGAAACGGCTGTAGATACTACGATCAGTTCAGAGAGTTTCACAAGCTAAGACTATACGCAAGAGGAGAGCAGTCTGTACACAAGTACAAGAATGAGCTTGCTATTGACGGAGACCTATCGTACCTGAACCTTGACTGGACACCAGTTCCTATCATTCCAAAGTTCGTTGACATTGTGGTCAATGGAATGACGGACAGGTTGTTTGAGGTAAAGGCTTATGCTCAAGACGCATTGTCTTCAGGGAAGAGGAATCAGTTCCAAGAGAACATTGAAACTCAGATGGCAGGAAAGGACGTGTTCAATCTTGTTCAGGCTGAGTTTGGGGTCAACCCATTTACAATGAACCCTGATGACGTTCCTGACAATGATGAGGAGCTTTCATTGTATATGCAACTAAACTACAAGCCAGCCATTGAGATAGCTGAGGAGGTTGCTATCAACACTATTCTTGAAGAGAACAGGTATCAGGACATAAGAAAGAGACTCGACTACGACCAAATGGTACTTGGTATATCAGTTGCTAAGCACGAGTTCAAGAAAGGGGCTGGAGTCGTTCTTGACTATGTAGACCCAGCAAACGTGGTGTATAGTTATACTGAAGACCCATACTTCAAGGATTGCTTCTATTGGGGAGAGATAAAGACCCTTCCTATGACTGAGCTTATTAAGATAGACCCAGACCTTACAAACGAGGATATGGAGCTTATCTCAAAGTACAGTCAGAGTTGGAACAACTACTATAACGTATCTCAGTTCTATGAGAACGACATGTTCTATAGAGATACATGTACACTTCTATTCTTCAACTACAAGACAACAAAGAAGTTTGTGTACAAGAAGAAGATGCTTGATAATGGAGGTGAGCGTGTTATAGAGAAAGACGATGAGTTCAACCCACCACAGGAGATGATGGACGAAGGTAACTTCGAGAGGGTTGAGAAGACGATTGAGGTTTGGTACGAGGGTGTTATGGTGATGGGTACTAACATCATGTTGAAGTGGGAGCTTGCCAAGAACATGGTAAGGCCAAAGTCAGCAAGTCAGCACGCTATGCCTAACTATATTGCGTGTGCGCCAAGAATGTATAAGGGCGTTATTGAATCCCTTGTAAGGAGAATGATTCCTTTTGTAGACCTTATTCAGGTAACACACCTGAAGATGCAGCAGATTATTGCTCGTATGGTTCCTGATGGTGTATTCATTGACGCAGACGGACTCAACGAGGTTGACCTTGGAACAGGAAACGCATATAACCCAGAGGATGCACTACGGCTATACTTCCAAACTGGTAGTGTTGTAGGTAGGAGTTATACGCAGGATGGCGAGTTTAACAATGCAAGAGTGCCTATCCAGCCTATCAACTCTACAGGGAGTGCATCTAAGATGCAGCTTCTTATAGCAAACTACAACCACTACCTTGACATGATCAGAGCTGTAAGTGGTCTTAACGAGGCAAGAGATGGCTCTACACCAAATCCAGATGCACTGGTTGGTGTTCAGAAGCTTGCTGCTCTAAGCTCAAACACGGCTACAAGACATATACTCGAATCAAGTCTATTCATACTCAGAAGACTTTCAGAGGCTCTTTCATATAGAGTTGCTGATATACTTGAGTATGCAGACTTTAAAGAGGAGTTCTTGAATCAGATTGGAAAGTACAATGTTGATACACTTAATCAGATAAAGGATTTATACCTGTACGACTTCGGTATATTCATAGACATTGCTCCAGATGAAGAAGAGAAGGCTCAGCTTGAAGCAAACATTCAGATGGCTTTGTCTAAGCAAGACATAAACCTTGAGGATGCTATTGACATCAGAGAGGTAAAAAATATAAAGCTTGCCAACCAACTGCTTAAGGTTAAACGCAAGAAGAAACAAGAGGCTGACCAACAACAACAGATGCAGATGCAGCAGATGCAGGCTCAGACACAGATGCAATCTCAGCAGATGGCAGCTCAGGCAGCGCAACAAAAAGTACAGCTTGAGGCACAGGCTAAGATGCAGCTTGAGCAGACCAAGACAGAGATGAGCATACAGCGACTTGACGCTGAGGCTAAATACAAGTTAATGCTTATGGAGCGCGAGTTCGAGATGAACATGCAGCTACAGGGCATGACTCAGGAGCAGCTCAAGCAGCGTGAGGACATGAAGGAAGAGGCAAAGGGAAAGCGAATAGATAAGCAGAACACACAGCAGTCAAAGCTTATCGAGCAGCGAAAGAACAACCTGCCTCCAATGAGCTTTGAATCAAACGAGGACAGCTTGGACGGGTTCGACCTTGCCGAGTTCTCTCCTCGATAAAAAATAAATCAATAACTTTGCACAAAATCAAATCAAATGGCTGAATTTAAGGTAAGAGACCTCGGAGAGGTAGAGTCAAAGTCTGTTCAAGAAGTAGAGAATGAACTTCTCGAAAAGCATGAGCAGCAAATGAAGGAGGAAGAGCAGGCGACAAAGGAGCCTGCTGTAGAGATGAAAGAAGAGACTCCTGCTGAAGAGCAGAAGTTTGAAATAAAAGACGAAGACGTTCTTTCACATATTAAAGACCGATACGGTAAAGAGATAAACTCACTTGATGAGTTGTTCTCTGAAAGAGAATCATCCCCTGAATTACCAGAGGATGTTGAGGCTTTCTTCAAATACAAGAAGGAGACTGGTCGTGGTCTGAATGATTTCATGCAGTTGAATAAAAACTACGATGAGATGGATTCAGACGTGTTGCTTGCAGACTACTACAAGCAGACAGAGGAAGGTCTGGACGAAGATGACATCAATGATTTGATTGATTCAAAGTTCGGATACGATGAAGACCTTGACGAGGAGTCGCTTGTAAAGAAGCAGAAGTTAGCCAAGAAAAGAGAACTCAATAAAGCCAAGAAGTTCTTTAAGGAACAGCAGGAGGCATACAAGGTTCCGCTTGAGTCAAGCAAGGAGCCTGCTGACGCTAAGTACGATGAAGAGCTTAGGTCTTATCGAGATAAAATGAAAGAGGCTGAAAGTGTCGAAGCTGAGAACCAAAAGAAAAGAGAATGGTTCAGCAAGAAGACTGA